TACCAATGGCAACAACACTCTCAACATAGTTCGTAACAGTTGGGTTTGTCAGGGTCTTGTTTGTCAGACCTTGAGTATCTGTAGTGCCAACAACATCACCAGTGGGCGCAGTCTTTAGTGCAAAAGCGGCTAGATCAGAGTCATAGTCTTGCTTGGTAGCAATAGCCGTAGCAATGTTGTTGAACTCAGTATCAATCTCAGTACCCTTGACAATCTTTGCAGGATTACCAGAGGTAAGGTTATCTTTAGTTGCGAAGTTCGTACTCTTGGTGTAATCGCTCATGATAATTTCCCATTTTTAGCTTGGATTTCTATCTTTTGAATAGAAAGTTGTGACCCGTTAATATCTGACTCATAGCCCGTCTGAACAACTTTACCAGTACCAGAAGCAGATACTTTCAATGTATTTAAAGCAACACCATCAGAGTATTCCGCTACTACTGTCGCATTAGCACCATATTCAGCAATGCCATACTCAGAGATGCCCTGAAGAGGAATGGTTGTTGTCGCACTTAAGTAGTTCGTCTTAAAGTCGAATCCCCATTTGAAGATAACTGCTTGGTTTGTTCCACCAATTACAACAGTGGAAATCTTCTTTAAAACAGATGTCTGGTTCACATTACCAAGGTCTGCATGGTTTGTGTAATACTGCATCCGATAAGTAGACTGATAGTCGTTATAGCCCGTATATTGACCAATATAACCATTCTTACCAATGTAGACAGCACCGCTTCTCAAAGATGTCAACGCTGTCGGAGTAATTGAGTCCCAAGTGGTTACACGGGAAGAACCATCTTGCAGAATAACTTTGGTATCAAAGCAGTAAACAGACTGAGTAACAGGCATCGTCAACAGATAGAAGCCTTCTCGCTCAGAGTAAACAGACTTAATGTTTGCCAATGTCTGAGAAGCAACATCGCTCATCAAATCATTACGCACATTCTTAGACAAGTCCCTCTCAGGAGCAGACTTCTCTTGAATCGTTCTCATCAATGAACGAACACCTGAGTTTGACAAAAAGATCACATCAGAACTGGTTGTCTGAACACTGTCTCTTGACAAGCAACCAATTCCCCCAACTGTGTCAGAAATAGACATCGTAGAAGGAGTAGTCGCACCCTGATAAACAAGAATCTGTCTCTTACCAAAGATAAACAAGAATCCATTGTGAGCAGCCAAGGCTTGAACTTCATCAGCACCATTAGGCCAAACTCTACTTGTGTCTAAATTACCAGTAGTGCCACCAGACCATACATGACCCGCAATCAGATCAGAGAAGCTAACAGTAACCTTATCTGTGCTAGAAGATGCCACCCACAAGCGACCATAAGCCGCTATAGCGACATTCCCACTAGGAACAGTCCCTACATAGCCACTCTTCTCAGAAACCCGTCTGTAGGTAGTTGTACTTACAGCAGGGTCATAAATGATTGGGTCGTGACCTGTTTGGAAGAAGTAAGTAATCCCATTCAAAGAAGCACACTGCCAGTTACTTGCAGTAATGGTAGGGCCAGAACCACCCCCCCCATAGGTCAACTCAGTAACTACATTAGAAGCACCGAGTTTGAATATCTTGTTGTTGCCAGCAAACAACACTGTTAACGTGCCATCAGTCTGGACTAACTCATGGATGACACCAACATCGTTAGCACCAAGGTTTCCAGAAGAGGAATTAACCCTTGTCCAACCTTTTCTAGCACCAATACGACCATACTGGTCAATCACGCAATTAGTGGCAACCAAAGCAAAACCACTAGCTAAATCCAAAGGGCTATCCTGAGTGTTTAACCCAAAGAAGCCTGGTGCGCTAATGCTGAATGTTTCGATTGGTTGAGCCATTAAACTGCCTCAAAAGAGCCAAATTCTGGATAGCGAGTAGCTTCCATAGAGATGTAATCAGAGAGCATAGCCCTGTATAACTGATAAGCCTCTGAAGACGATAGACCACCATCCTCACCACGCTAAACCAAAGCACGAGCATAAGCACTCTGAACAATCAACTCAGATGGCATCAGAATTACAGTAGCATCAGAAGTCAATGGTGCTTGTGGCACGACCAAGCTAAATCTTAGCGTGACCACGCTATCAGGAATAGGAAATACAGTTACTTTAGTATCATAACTAGCATCTACACCATCAAAAGCATAATACAAAGGTACACCACTAGAGACAGTACCAAAGTTCAAATAACGATTCATGTTAACAAACGGGATGTTTGTCATGGTCGTGTTATTCGTATCATTGATAACGTCTTGAACACGGAACTTCTGTCCCGCTCCCGTTAGAGAGTAAGAAGAAGTGCCAGCCACAGTAGAAACAACAATAGTTGTCCCCAAAATGTTCCACTCATAAGAATCTTCAATTTGACGTTTGGCATCATTGACAAATTTCCCGATTAAAGAGGAATAACTTGTTTCGGTAACAGTAGAGACTTCTTCTTCTCTGAGTCGAACAAGAACGTCATTAACAGCTTGAAGGTATGTGGTCATGCTCTTGTTAATCCTATTTGTTCAAAAGTAGCAATAAAACTGAATGAACTAGATGATTGCGTAGTAATTTGAATTCTATCGCCTTCTTCTAAAACGATATAAGCATTGCCATCAAATTGAAGGTATTGCTTTGAAGTAAAGTCGTAAGAAGTAAGAATATCTAACGTAGTAGCGGCACTAGCGTCATACCACTGGACAGTAATATGCTTAGTCGATCCACCAGTATTGTGAATGTACATCACAGTAAACTTGGCGTAGTAACCCGTAGGAACTGTGTAAACAGTTGTCAGCGTTGCGGCTGTTGGGTTAACTCCGACTGATAGTGGTCTCATTTGTTCCTCTTAGAGATCGCTTTAGCTTTAGCTTTAGCGTCTTCCTTGGACGTTGCGCCCCAAGCTCTAAGAGAAAGTAAAAGTCTAGTAGGCTTTCCATCTTTCATCTCAGCGCCAGGCATATTGCCCATACGTGCTAAAAAGGAGGCCCTACGAGGGTTGTCGCCTGACTTTACTGGAGGCTTTAAATTACCACCAGTTTCTTGATTATACGATGCTCTTCCCTTGGCATTCAAGCCCCCTTTGGGGTTTTTTCCTTCTTTTGTTTGCCAAGCAGGAGTCTTCATTTCTTTTTAGCAGTCTTAGCTGCTTGCTTGAAGTCCTTTGCAGTAGGAGCGCCTTTAGAACCAACCTTACGCATCTTTTCCTTAGAACCCGCTTTGATGCGTTCTTGCTTGGCATTGATGTTAGCGTAGAGACCTTGTTTCATTTCTTCTTCCTAGCTTGCGATAAAGCAATGGCAATGGCCTGATCCTTAGACTTAACAACAGGGCCTTTCTTGCCAGAATGCAGAGTACCTTCTTTGTACTCACGCATAACCTTGGAAATCTTAGCTTCTGCTTTAGTCTTTTTCATATCAGTACAAAACCTTTGCTGTAATTGTTCCAGATGTATATGCCGTGCAATTAGCTCTCAAATACTTAGGAGCATTAGCCACAGTAACAATGCCATCAGCAGTTAAAGCAGTGCCAATGGTTGCGTATGTTGTGCCATCAAGACTGCCCTGTAAAGCAACAGTAGCCGTTGTAATGCCTGTAACTTGTAGAAATGCAGGTTGACCCGCATCAGCTTGAACTGCTTTTGATGCGCCTGTGGCAACGACAGCACTTAGGAGGGTAACGGGAGAAGTTAAAGATGCCATTATTTACCTCTTCCAGACTTCTTCATCATGTTTGTAGCAGTACGACCACCACGTTTAGGCAAACCAACCGCAACCATAATGGTTACAGGCATACCCTTTTTCTTGCCGTACTCTTTGGCTTCTTTCTTGCCCTCTGAAGAGTAGGGAAACTTCTTTTTTCCAACCATAGGCATAATATGCTCCTTATTTCCAAAGTCGATCAGCAACAAATGTGACTAAGCCACCAATAAAGGATGCAATAGCCATTCCTACAAACATACCGCCTTTAGACTTGTTAGCCATCTCTAAAAGCAGTTTAATATCTTGTCGAAGTCCATGAACTTCTAGCTGTAAAGCCTCAACTTGGGCTTCCAACTTGCCGAATTCTCTTGGGTCAATTTCAGACATTTTCGACTTTCTTAGGTCGCCCAGCCTTTTTAATAGGAGGGGCTTGAACAACAGGTTTAGTTTCGACCTCTTCTTGGTCTACTCTAACATAGCCCTGATGACCTTTCATTGTGTCAATATCGTACTGATATGTGAAAGTAACTGTGTTACCGCTTTGTAAGCATCGAAAGGTTGCCATAAGAACTCCGTGAAAAAGGGGGTTATTAGCCCCCTTGTATTAGACTACTGCACGAGCAACAATAAGTTGCAATGTAGTACCCGCTATATCAACAGGACTTGCTGTTGGGTTGTAGGTCACAACAGTAACTACATTAGCGGCTGAAACATAGGCTCTACGAACCAAACCTGCCTCAGAAACGCCAATTGCCATACCGATAACCATATCACCCAAAACAACGCCTGGTACTGCTACTGTATCTGTAGCTGTTGCACCATTGGATACTGATGCACTATCAAGAGTACAAGTAACGTCCCAAGTGTCTGTAAAAAGACCACGGAACTGGTCATTCCCCCTACGGGAAGTGACTGCTGTTGCTGCTGCCATAATAATCTCCTAAATAAAGAAAAACCCCCCACCCGTTAAGGCGAGGGGAAAGGTTGTAATCAAGTAGGTACAACCAAGGCAAACATGGAAGAAGAAGTAGCTGCACCAGAAGTAGCGGCTTTTCTCAATGCGGCAACACCATACAAAGTGTCAGAAGTAAACAAAGTAGCGAGGTACTCTTGTTTATACTGAACTTGTGAACGGATACCAACTTGCTCAACCAGAACCATAGAGTCTTTATGACCCATCAGGCAGACACGAGCAATAGAAGAACCGCTTGCAGGGTAAGCGGCTGTTGCAGATGCGTGGTCAGCATTGCTTGATGTGAACACGGGGATACCATAAAGGTTACCGATTTCACCATTGCGGATCGCATTACCATCACCCACAAAAGCCTGCTCAGTGTAACGGGCAAGACCCATCAACGTGTTACGGCTTGAAGGAGGAATGATAAAGAAACGACCATCCATAGGAGTATCGTTGTCATCCAAACGCTGAATAGTACGACGAATAGCCGCATCAGTCAGAGCAGAAGCGTTACCAGTGTTGGTGTTAGCAGTGTAGTCGAAGGTTGTTGTACCATCACCACCGATAAAACCACCTGTGTAACGTGCGCTATCAGCAGTACCACCATTGGCAGAACGACCCAACTGAATCAAATCTGTATCGACTTGTTTAGCCAAGGCATAACCTGCGTCAGAGGTATAGAAGTTACGCATAGAGTTCAAGGCTTGCGCTTCAGCAATGTCCTCGATCAAGCGGCTATATTCATAGTGCTTGTTGATAGATACTTGAACTTCATCTGCTGTGTCAACAATCAATGTAACTGCATCGGTTTTACCCTTTGCAGAAGCGTTGCCACGACCAGGGGCTGGAATGTGAACTACGTCACCCTTCTTGCCCTTGAAGTTCATCTTCATAACCAAGTTCGCTAGAACAAGGTTCTTTTTGTAACTGGCAACAATTTCATCACTCCAAATTTCAGGAATGAACGTTGCTGCGGTTGTTACTGTGGTTGCATTGTTAGGTGCGAATGCTGTATTAGCCATAATTAAATCTCCAAATAGTTAAATTTTACCTGACCCGACCTTCTTGATACGCTACCATGATTTCATCAGATAACGCTTCATAACGGTTAGGGTCTTGCATTTTCAGCCGAATAAGGTCAGCCCTTCGATATACTTTCTTTGATGATTCACCAGAACCACCTGTATCAACTCCAACTGCTTTAAGAGTTTGCTTTCGTGATGCTTCTCCCGCATCGCTCATTTGCTTATTCTTAACGCCACGAAGTTGCTTGTAGGTAGATAGCAATTCATTGGCTGAGTCAAAATCATATCCAGAATCGGCTTGCTCAAAAATCTTAATGCGAACAGGGCTAGACTTCACCCAATTTGCAAAGTCCTGATCTTTAGCGATGTCGCCAAAGTCGGGATGTTCTTGCGCTAACCTTTGCTGAATCTGTGCCCTTTTCATTTCTAGCGTCGCTTGTCGTGCCGCTATGATGTCTGGGTGACTATCAACTGTCCTTTGAACTG